AGGAAGTAACCAATTTCGCCCGGTTTTACGCCCTGTTCGGCAAAGTGCCCTATTACGGCGACCGGGAAGAATTTAAGCGCTCGATCGTGAGGCAATATACACGGAATCGCACCGAGAGCCTGCGCGAGATGACCCGGGCGGAGTACAACGAGTGCTGCACCGCTCTGGAACAGCTGACCGGGCAGGACGAATGGCGAAAGAAACTGCGCGAGGAGCTGCGGTTCCGCCGAAGCGTATGTCTGAAACTCATGCAGAAAATCGGCATCGACACCACGGACTGGGCAAGGGTCAACGATTTTTGCCTGAATCCCCGGATCGCCGGCAAGCCTTTCGGCCGGCTCGATACCGAAGAACTGGAACAACTGGCCGTAAAGCTGCGCTCCATCGAGCGGAAGGGAGGGCTGAAAGTGAAGGAAACGGAAAAGAGACAAGAACACGAAGTGAAACAACCGGGCCGGGCCGTCTATGTAATCATAGACCCCAACGCCCCTAAAAACTAATAGAAATGAAAACAGAAGCACGAAAAATCCTTGACGGGATTAAAATCCAACTCCTTGAAGCGGCGACATGGCTGTCGGCCGAAGAGCGGGAGGAGTTTTTTAGCGACATCAACGAATGGACATACGAGCAGTACGAGGCGGCATTGGTCTGTCAAGAGCCTGAAATGCAGAATTACGAGGAGGACGATGCATGACCCTGAACGACCAGAACAAGGTGAAAGCGGCCGGCTTCACCATTATCCGCAAAGACGACTATCCGATGCCGAAAATCAAAGTCAGCACAAAGCACAACGGAGGGTGGAAAACTTACGGAGTGTATGAGACGAAGGCCGCGCGGGACAAAGCGTTCAAGACCCTTTTAGAAAGCGACAAGATTATCAGTGATTAACAAACCATTAAAACAATCAGAATTATGGAAGAGAGAAGCAAACAAACCGTGTTAATGACGGAAGAGGAAAAGGCCGAGTTCGAGGCCTTCCAACGGGAAAAAGCGAGAAAAGCGGCCGAAGAGAAGGCCAAAGCCGACCGGGAAATGTACAGGCAGATGGTGGACGAGGAGATCGAGAACTCCATTCCCGTGTTGCTGGGTATCAGCGAGGAGATCAAGGAGAGCAAACAGAAGGTGCTTGACAATTTCAAGGCTATACTTGCCATGAAGTCCGACCTGTTTAAAACGAAGATGCGCAACGACCAACGCAGTCATACCTTCACCAACAGCGCGGGCGACAAACGCATCACACTGGGCGTGTATGTGACGGACGGCTACCGGGACACGGTAGAGGACGGAATCGCCATCGTGAAGGAGTACATCGCCTCGCTGGCCAACGACGAAAAGACGCAGGCATTGGTGAACATGGTGTTCCGGCTGTTGAGCCGCGACGCCAAAGGCACGTTAAAGGCCAGCCGTATCGTGCAGCTGCGCAAGGTGGCCGAAGATACCGGTGACGCACGGTTCATGGAGGGTGTGCGCATTATCGAGGAGAGCTACCAGCCGGAGGTGAGCAAGCAGTTTATCCGCGCCGAGATGAAAGATAGGAACAGCATGTGGAGACCCATACCGTTGGGAATGACCGAATCGTAAAGAATAAGGTCATGAATCGGGGCCGATGGCGATTCGCAGAATAGTCGTTGACTCCTTAAACAGGAAGTGCCGAAATGTGAAAAATCGGCACTTTTTTTATACAAAACGGGTGAAAATCAATTATATTTGCATTATGGGCAAAGGGAGAGACAAAGAACTGATCAAGCTGAGGGACGAGGCGTTGTGCCGCCGTTACTATTACTGGACCGAGGTGCAACGGTTGCGGTTCGATGACGCGCTGCGCATTCTGTCGGAGCGTGAGTTCTTTATCTCCGAGGAGCGTATCATGACTATTATCCGGCGTAAGTCCCGCGAGGGGACCGACAAGGACTTCAAGCCCCTGCCCAAAGTGAAAGTTCCCCGGCTGAAAGCCTCACAGCTCGAACTGTTTCCCACACTATGATTCCATCGCCGACTCGTCGTGCAACGTAAACGAAAAGGTCGTCTCGAACACCTTGATATATCCCGGCAGCGCATATTCCCGGCTTTTCTCCCGCACGAGCGGCGATGCGTTTTCCGAGCACTGCAAGCATTGTAAGGTTTGGTACAGCTTGTTCGCCGTCTGCTGGCGTTCGCGTACTTTCTCGTAGGTTCCCGAGGCGTGACTGGTGTCGTGGTAGCAGTCGATGGCGAGGCGCACGGTAATGAACGACTCGCTGTTCTGCGCCCCGTAGCCGAGGTCGTGCCAGTTCGAATCGGTGTTTCCGATCAGCACGCAGGGGAAGGTGACCGGGTAGTGGTCTTCGTCGGCTCCCATTTCCAATTGGCCGTAGTCCTCGTCGATGAGCGACAGATCCGGCATTTCACGGGCGATTTGCTCCATGATGGTGATAAAAATTTCTTCCATGATTTTATAAGTTTAATATAGTTCTGATTTCTTTTTCGATTCTCTTTTCTATTTTTTCGTTGAGCTCCTCACTATCGCCAAGAAATTGTCGTTGTGGAATGTGTATGTTCAGTTTCTTTTTCTTGGTGAGGGCAAGTCCTTTCCACATCTGCGCCTGTGGGTTGGTTGGTCGTTTGCTTGTCGCCTTTCCCCGGCTTTTCTTCCCCGTATTTTTCTTTGTTTCGCCCGAGGTTTCTCGGTACTTGGCCCATGCGAAACGCCTCATACGATCTGTAACAGTTACAGAGACAGATCCACCCCAGTTGTGAATGGGGGCGTAGATCACATCGTTCGATATTTTTACCCGGTAGTCAGACGGTATGTATTTGATTGATTTGAATAGATGATTGCGACCGGAAAGTAGCGTGTCGTAGTTGCCGGCGGCATCGGTTCTACCGGAGGAGAGCCGCTTGGACTTCGGCCACGGGTGCAGTCCTCCGTTCACAAAGCCTCCTAACCGGAAGTTGTTTTGAAAATGGTCTTTGGCCATACGTCCAGCCACAACTGGCATCTTACGGCGCATCATCTCATCCAGCTCCTTGTGTTTCTGTTCTATCAATTTTGCAAAATCTTTTATATCCATAAGGTACAGTAATTCAAGAATAATTCGTAATTTTGTACGAGGTATCAAATTATCTTTAATATATTATGTTATGAACATACCTGAACAAGTAAAGAACGAGGCTCGTAGTGTAATGGAACAGTACGGTGGACACCTTGAATATCTAGGTGATGTCGACAACCAAAAAGCATGGTTGCTTCGTCTCCCGGACGATACCGTTGTAGGATTCCCATTTTTGTACTTATATAAGGGAGGTGAGGCAGTCGAAATAACCGGGCCTTCTGTTTTTGATTTCATTGACTTATATATTAAAGATACTAAGGAAATTTAGATTGAATAATTTGTTATCTATTCTCATAATGCCTCTACAATTGTGTGAGTTTGGAGCTCCTATTTCACACAAATATTTGATATCTTTCCATTCCATTCCAGAGCCTTTTGAATTATCGCTTTGTGGTTCTATATACCTCAGTTCTCCATCTTTGAACCGTTGCAAAATAGTTGCATGTCCACCGCCACTTTTCCATCCTATACATAATTCATAGACTCCTTCATCCTTACAGACTTCGTTAAAATATTCCATATACCTTTGAGGTGTCATTTTCAAGTAATCCTTAGACCGTAACCAGTCGTTTATACTAACATGTTTCGCTGGTGTTCCATCTGTGTTCTTCCAAACTTCAAAGGCACGTCCTTTGCTTAAATATTCGAGTTTGGAACCCGGAGTGTTCCCTTTTGCCGTAATATTAAATCCTCTTAATCGTAAAGCATAAGCTGGTGCACAGGTTTGGCAGTTTATGCTGAACGGATAATCCCTCTTTCGGTTGTACTTTTTATTTTTTCTGTATTTATGCCCTTTTTTGTCCTGATAAGCCCCTTTGGAATCCAAAATGAACTCATCTACATGATTCGGGTTGGCATTCTGCTTATCTGCTTTTTCCACACTCATCGGCTTCTTCTTTATAATTTTGAGGGCCTTTTCAATTTCAAGGTTATTTCTGGCAATGGCAATCTTTTCTTCTTTTGTAAGATTATCCGGCATTTCAGCAATCATTTTATCGATGCGAGCCGTCAGCTTATCAACTGCTTTCTTTGCCCCTTTATACGCATTCTCTATATATGGGTGCGAATCTGAAAACAGTTTGCCGTCCTTCCCCGGATTGTTGTCCAGCCCGGGGTGCGGGTTGTCCTTTTTCGTGAAGTCGGGGATTTCGGTCACCGGGTCGTCCGTCGAGGAGAGGTCGCACTTGCAGTTCCAGCGGTCGCCCGGGCGGTGCTCGTTCCAGAACGGGTCATCGATGGGGCGAACCGTCCCCCAGAATACCATGTGGTCCTTCCCGGGATTGACCGAGGTGGAAGGCATCCACCGCAGATTGGGCAAGATGTCCTTCTCCCGCTCGAACTGCTGCCAGTCGGCCGCCTGATGCGCCCGCAAGACCGCCGTATTGTATTCGGTACGCAGCCACTGCCCCACCTGATGCGAGGCGATGGGCATCACCTCCTTCCGCCACTGTTCGAACGGTTTTAGATTGCCGTTCGAATCCAACAATAATTTGGCCATGTCGTTCTGCATACGGTGTACCTTGAATGCCACGAATACCTCGTTGTTCCGCAGAATGGCCGTGCGGAAGTCGTCGTCCGGATCTACTACTTCGGATTCATCGAATCCTTTTCGGGCGGCCTCGTTTATCCGGTCGCAAATCTCGTTGAACAGGTTTATCTCGATGTCGGTCATCGGGTGGAAGTTCTTGCCGTATATGTTCCGCAAGGCGCGGCGCAACACCTCGCCGGAGAACTCGAAGCCCGAGGAGACCTCACCCTCCTTCGCCTCATAAAGGCGGTCGACTACCAGTCTAAAACTGCCCCGCCGCCCGACGGGGCTTTTCCGAAAAAACGGGCCAGCCGGTCGCGGAAGGATTTTTTGCGCTTGGAGTCGGGCTTAGGGTCCGGGGCAGGCTCCTCTATTTCTTCCTCCTCCGGTTTTTGCCGTTGCTGCTGTTGAAGCCGCTTAACGGCGGCCTCTTCCCTTTTCCGCACCTCTTCCCGCTCTCTTTTCAATCGGTCGTAGTCGGCCGGCTTCTCGATGCCGAACTCCTCGTAGAGGTAGTCGTCGGAGACCGGCAGGTCGAACTGCCGGGCGATCTGCGTGAGGATATTGACCTTCGCCGTGGGGTCTATCTCCTTCTTCTCCGGGAAACAGAAGTTCCCCCCGGCCGTGTCGATGCCCATGCGGGCGAAAATATCGGCCATGTCGTAATTGAGCACATCGAGGAGATACCGCTTGTCAGCCTCGGCCACTTTGTCCTCCACCTTTTTGTGGACAGTACCCAAAGCCTGCGTGCCGTTTTCCGAGGATTCGGTCGTCAGCGTATTACCGAGGACGAGTTTGGAAATCTCGTTGTTGCACCGCTCGCAGAGCCGTTCGTAGACATCGGCCGAACCGGTCTTGTTGCCGGCTTCTATAAAATTGAGTTTGGTGTCCTCGTCGTGGAAGAACTGTGCGAGGCTTCCGATATTCGCGGCGTCCTCTATCGCCCGCTGGCGGGACTGCTCGTCATCGGAGTTATAGACATACTCCTGTATGGGCATACCGAAGAGCTCGGAGAACTGCGACCAGTCGCCGGTGGTGTTCCGTTTGTAGATGACCCACGGCGCCGCCTTCGCCAGCAGCCCCAAGTCGTCGGGACTGCCGATGAACAACAGGTCGGAATAATTCTCCCACGGCAGGCCGACGATGTCCGTCTGGTGACGGAGGATAATCCGCCTTACAGGATCCACATGCTTGCGGGGGATAAGGTCGTAGTCCACCCATTCCCCCTCCCGGTAGAACTGGCAGAGGGAAAAGCCCCAGAACTTGGCGTCGATGATGTCGCCGACCAGCCGGTTGAACCACGGGGAACGAATCTGCTCGTTCACCGCGTCGTCCGGCTTGCCGTCCCTGCGGAACTCGATGTCGGAGCAGAGCACGGCGTTCTTCCGTTTCTCGATCACGCAGGTGAGGTGCGTGTCCATGAGAATGTCGGCATACAGGTCATATAGCTTGTAACGCCTTGAATAGTCCACGTTCTCGGCGGCTCGGACGGCCGTCATATAGTCGGCGATGTCGATGCCGAACCGTTTGGGCTGCGTGAGCACGATGACATTCGGTCTCTTTTGTCCGGGAAGCGTCAGATTGCCTCCGACGGTGATGATGCCCCGGTTATTCTGTTTTTGTTTCTTTGCCATAGTCTTATGTGATTACCAGTGGTTTGTCCTTTTTCGGTTGCTCTCGATGCGGAAGTTCGAGTTTCCGGCCCGTTCCTCCGCCGGCAGGAGCGGCGCCCCCTCGATGGAGATCTCCTCGGCCGCCACCGCCTTCATCCACTCTACGGCCCGTTCGTACCGGTCCTTCCGCATGGGCGAGAGTTTCTGGGGGTTGTGGATACAAAAAATGTGATAGACCGCGATGTCGATGACCATCATCAATACCAATTGGTTCCTTTCCTCCCCGGTGGCGGAGAAGATTCTGTCGCAGTCATAGCGTTTCGACAGGTAGCACCGCATTTCGGCGATAGCCCTGTCCTCGCATATTTCGATGACGGGTTCGTCCTCCCGTACGAGGGCATCCAGAATGTCGCGGTGGATACTCGCGTCATAGTCCCTCAATTCGACAAATTGACTCATAGGTATAGGGGTTAAAGGGTTATAATCTTCGTTTGTTCCGTCTCCGCAACTCTCTCCGGGTCTTGACCACCGGAGGCTCCGACCGATGTATGAGTTCATCGATGATGCGGTTGCCTCCTTCCACGGCATCCGGGCCGTCCGCCGGATAGCGTAACGAAAGCGTGAACAGCTTGAACTGATCTTCCAGTTCTTTCATGTGCGGATTGTCCTTCTCCGCCTCGTTAAGGATCAGGTTCCCCTCCCGGTTCAAGGGTTCGAGGTTGGCCTCTATCCGGGTTCCCTTGTCGGTTTTCTTCTTCTCGTCCCCCCGGATATAAAGCGATATTTTCTGCTCTTTCCGGACTTTGGCCACGAGCGGTTTGAACACCTGCTGAAAGAAAGGGTCTTGCAGTTTGTTGTTCTCCATGTAGCAATACACGGTGGCTTTTCCGCCGACGAACTCCAACAGTTTGACATACCAACCGATGAATTCGGCGTTCAGGGCTTGGGAGAGAAAAGTCTTGATGACATAAAGCCGTCCCCCGAGTTTGCCGAGCAGCGAGACCGTCTTGAAGGACTTGCCTTTCTTTCCCTTGCTCTCGCCCGGCGCCGGGTCACCGTATGCGACCAAAAATTTAAATTTCGATAAGGGTGGAACCTTGCCGTAGGCGATGGTCTCGAATACTTCCCCGACAGAAATCGGGTTGTTGAAGTATTCTCCCTGCGCCGCTTTGGTGGATATTTTGGACAGCGTGCGGTCGATAAACTCTTCCGTGTTCTTCTCCGGCCAAGTGGAGCGACCGTTCCTGTCTCGAATGTTCACGATGTCCCAGTGGTCGGCCATGTCCCCGGCCCGTACCACGCAGCAATCTTTGGCGATGATGTTTCCGCAAAAGATGACAAGCGTCGGTTCCGAGATAGATCGCGTCGGATACAGGGCGTTTTCCCACCAGTCCCACCGCTTCTGTATCGTGTCTGGGTTCTTAGTGTCCTCGTCCGTGTCGAAGTCGTCCACGAGCAGCACGTCCGGGCGAATGGCCTCGTTGCGCGAACCCCGGGGCGACTGTCCCGCGCCGATTGCACGGAACGCCACGCCTCCTTTGGTGACGAACTCGTCCTCCGTCCATGAGCCGGGCGTCTCCTGTTTGCCGTAATAGGCCTGTATGCGGCCGTTGGCCTCCAAATTGGCCCGGTAAGGGGCCAGCAGCCGGACAGCGTTGTCCTTGCTGTTGGAGGTCATGATGACGTTCTTCTTCCGCCCGGTGAGCGTGACGAACAGGACGATAAACATGGAGACGGTAGACTTGGCGAGCTCCCGGCTCCACGAAAGCACCTCGAACCATTCGTCGTGTGCGATGATGCGCTGTATGGCCCGTTTCTGGAAATCGGCGAACTCATACTTGGCATAGTTCGGAAAGAAGAACTTGATCCACTCCACCGGATGCCTTTCGAGATACCGGCGGTGCTTCTCCCGGTCGGCGGCGGACATGGATTTGTCCACCGGCGTGGCCCTATCGATGTCCTCCTTGAACTTCTCCCAGTCGAGGAGTGCTGTTTTGTCGATCTGTTTCATGAGCCTCCCGTTTATAGTTTGTCCTTGATATAAGCGTCCGCCAGCCTTGTCAGTTCTTTTGCTTTTTCAAGGTCGAACGGACGGAGCCATTCGATGAAACCGGTGAGCACGCTGATGATATCGGCTATTCCGGTTTCCTGTTCCATGTTCCGAATGGCGGCCGACAGCTTGCCGAGAATGTCGGCCTCTTTGGAATTCGGGAACCGTTCCCCCTCCGCCCGTGCCGAGATGGCCCGGTTGATTTCCGCCACCTGACGGTAGAGGTTGGCCACCTGTTCCTGCCGGGTGAGTGTCAGCCCGGCTTTCTGTTCCTCCCATTTCCCGGCACGCACCCAGTTGGACACTGTCACGCGGGACACTCCCACACGCTCCGCTATTTCCTGTTGCGTGAGATTCTCCCGCATGTATAAAGTCTTGGCCCATTCCTTCTTTTGGGCGTTCGTCAAATCTGCCATAGTGCTTTAATTCTTGTGATTCAACTGCAAAAATGCCCTAAAAATCCCGCGAAATAAAAATCGTTCCGCATGATGAGACTTTACAAAACCACCATGACATCATACCGTTACACGGTAAAAATACAATTTTCATACGCTGTTGATTTGTCGCATTTTTGCGATGTGAACCCAGCGTGATTATGTGCTAAAACCAGACAGATATGAGCAGATTTTTCAATATACAGACCGATGCGGAGGGAGTGTGCACCATCTTCCTTTACGGTGACATCGGAGACTATTACGAAGTACAGAGCGGACGGGTGGCCCGGGAACTGTTGGAAGCCGAAAAGGCGGGGAGCCGGATCCATGTCCGCATCAACAGTAACGGCGGCGATGTGTATTGCGGCATCGCCATCTACAACGCCATCAAAAACAGCAAGGCGGACGTACACATCTATGTGGACGGTATCGCGGCCAGCATGGCCAGCGTGATCGCCCTGTGCGGAAAACCGGTAGAGATGAGCAAGTATGCGAGGCTGATGCTGCACAGCGTGAGCGGAGGCTGCTATGGCAATAAAAAGGAGATGCAGAAGTGCATCGAAGAGATAGAGAGCCTCGAAGATAGTCTCGGAGACATTTATGCCGCCCGTCTCGGCATGACGAAGGAGGAGGTCAAGGCTACGTTTTTTGACGGCGAGGACCATTGGCTGACGGCAGACGATGCGCTCCGCCTCGGCTTTATCGACGGCATCTATGACGCGGAACCGGTTCCGGCGGGCAGTACCCCGGAACAGATATATACTTTATTCAACAACCGGCTCACGGAGCCACAAAACAAAAGCAAGATGAACTTGGAGGAAATTCGGAAACACCCCTCGTTTGCCAATTGCAAGAGCGAGGAGGAAGTAATCGCGCAGGCTCAGTCCTACGCAAGGGAAGCGGGCCGTGTCGCCGGTCTGGAAAATGAGAACAACGACCTGAAAACCAGGCTGAAAGAGTTTGAGGACAAGGCGGCCGCCGATGAAGAAGCCGCACGCAAGGCATTGCTTGACGCTGCGGAGGCAGACGGGCGCATCAATGCCGAAATGCGTCCTGTATATGAGAATATCCTGAAATCCAACCCGGAGGAAGGAGAAAAAGCGTTAAAGGCGCTTGCCCCGAAACGCAAGGTCATGGAGGACCTGAAAGTGGACCCGGGAGACGAGAGCCCGTGGAGCAAGCGAATGAAGGAAATCAACAACAAACTTAATAAACAATAACGATGGCGATAGTAGTAAAAAACACCAATTACAACGGCGAGGTGCTGGAGCAGCTGCTGACCCTCGCCGCCACCGGCAACGAAATCGTGGAGAAAGGCCTGATTATGGTCATTCCCGGTGTGGAGAAGAAAATCAGCCTGCCCCGTCTGAAAAGCGGGAAGATGCTCCAAAAACGCAAGGAAAATCCCGGTGTGGAAGATTCGAAGGGCAATTTCAATTATGACGAAAAAAGCCTCGATCCGAAGGATTTCATGGCCTTCACCGTGTTCAATCCCCGTGCCTTCGAGCAAATCTGGCGCAAGTGGCAGCCGAAAGGCAACCTCGTGTTCGCAGAGCTACCACCCGAAGCCCAGAATGCGCTGTTGGCCGAACTGGCCAAACAGGTACAGTTCGAATTAGGTGACCATTACATCAACGGCGAATACGGAGACGATGATGACCATCTGTTTAACGGTATCCTCACCCAAATGGCCAAAGATACGGAACTCATCATCGTGGACAGCGAGGAAACAACCATGCTCGGCAAGTTGAAAGCCGTTCGGAGCGCTATCCCCAAAGCAATCCGCAACAACCCGAACCTGCGTATTATCATGAGTATCGATGATTTCGACAAGTACGATGACGAGTTGACGGAACGAGAGGCCAAAAACGCCAGCGAGACGGACGTCAATGCCAGACGTTACAAGGGTATCGCCATCGAGACTTTGGCTGCATGGCCCGACGATCTGATTGTGGCCACGTTGTGTTCGATGGGCGCAGACGGAAACCTGTTCGCCGCCGTCAATCTGCAAGACGATGAGAATGTCATTCAGATAGACAAGATTTCCAATGCCAGCGAGTTGTACTTCTTCAAGATGCTGATGAA